ATAGTATTGGCGGTTATCTGTTTGACCGTAATGTCACTAACCACTAATCCCGCTCCTATCGAGGGAATAATTTTACAAGATTTACCTGTCGCTCCTACATCGGCTATAGCAAGAAGAAATCTACTGGTTCCAACAGAGTGTGAATGATCAGTAGTAGTAAGAAGCTCTCCGTCATGATTCCTATCATAGTAAATAAAGGTAACCCCAGTCATAGTACCTGTATTACCAGCAACTATTTGACCGGATTTCGATCCATCTGCAAAATAAATAGTTCCTGTTGACCAAGCCGCCGTATTCTCGTCGGTAGAGGAAAACTCTATATCTGTGGTCGGATTTATCATAAATTGTAGATTTGAGACAGCACTTTTAATTTTACGATTTAATTCGCTTTCTTCACTATCTAAACTAATAATCTCCTTTCTCATAAAGGAATCATATCCTAAATCTCTATAACTCATTGTGATTTTTCTTTCTTCTCCTGAAATCTCGGTAAAAACCCCGTCTCCAAAGAATGTACCTCATAAAGATTATTCGCACTGGTTTCTTCCAGTAAGAATTTTATTCGTTTACCAAGAATAGAAAATTTCACTAAGTCGGCAAACCCATTAAGCTCCCCAGCATCTTTCCAGTCTTTATCATCTACCGAATATTTTACTTTTAATCCGCTTAGTTTTTCTCCATGCGCCCATAATTCCCTAAACTCATCTACTTCCTTTGACCCGGAACCGTAAAACCATTGTGACTCAATATAAGAAGCAAATGGAGAACCGTTTTGAGACCCGGAAGTAAACATTTGGAAAATCTCTCCGTCATCATTACCTATAAACAACTCCTTACCCGTACTTTCCGTAAAAAGGTGCATATTCTTTACAGACTCTCCAAGAGATAATCTCGTCCAATTATTTTGAAGAATATTATAATCCAAAACAACATTGGAAAGAACCCTACCACTTACAGTAACATTACCAATATAAACATATAAATGATCTTTTCTTACCTCAGATTTAATGGACGAGAGATTAGCATTTGGTATAGCATCCCAGAAATCTTGCACGGAGGAACTTATCTTAATAGTAGTTTCTCCATTATACAAATACATCCCATCATAAGAAGGAAAGAATGTATAGGAGGAATATTCACTTATTCCCTCGTGTGCTACACAGCCAATTCTAGAAATCTGATAACGTGAATTGGCCAAGGTAAATATCCAACACGAATTTTGGCAACCGATAAACATATTTTCTCCGTTCTTGCCTCCTCCGGTAATGACATCATCAAATGTTACCCACTCATTAGTTGTATCCCATGTAATGGAACCTGTATCTACCAAAGACGATCTATAAGCCCTACTAATATAAGAATCCGAACCTACAATACAATTGAGCAAATATATTCTCTGACCAAAATCCAGAATGTATTTGGCTTTTGGGGCGTCTGTAACATTAGTCGATGTAGACCATGAGGTGCCGTTATAGGATCTAGTAGCATCCGAGTAATTACAGGAAAAAAGAGTATCCAAAGCGGGTGAATAAGCAAACTCGACTTTAGTATCTTTAGTTAATGTCTGAGATTGGGAAGTCCAAGTGCCACTTTCATCTATATAAATTTCCGCATTAGAAGAACCATTTATAGCAACTATATGTTCGTGTGTTCCATCTACTCTTTGAAAGTCAAATCCCCCTATAATATTCTGCGAAGAAGTTATTTTAGCGTTTTTTAATTCGTAATCTCCCGTTTTCTTTAAAACACCTATCTTTGATTGAGTAAAATTTTGAATATCTATGCACTCTCCGCTTTCTATCAAAAATGGAGAGACATTTCTATTTATTCCTCCCGCTAAATCTACTGGCGAATAATTAAGCATAATAATTATAATTGCTCATGTTCTGCTGACTGTATCTATCTCTTAACTCTCTCCTTTTCTTCTCACGCTCATATTGTAATTGCTCATAATCCGCATAACTGGGTTGTGTTGCCTGTTGATATTGACCCTGTTGATACTGATTGTAACCGGGCTGAGAACTATACTGACTCCTAGTCCTGTTTATCGGGTTGAGTACGGGTTGACCCGGTGTCCAAGTATCATTAACAGGTCTGCCACTACTATTTCCAGCCCATGTGGATGGGGCTTGTACGGGATATGCGGGCTGTGTGGTTACTGGGGGATTTATTCCATACGACGGGATGGGATATATTGGTTGCTGAACCACAGGGGGATCCCACGGGTTTTGGGTTGTCCTCATTGGAGATAATGTGGGATTGGATTTTACAACCGGATATGTTGGTTGCTGAACAACCGGAGGGTTTATATTATATTGAATCTCCGGGTTTATTGCGGGAGGTAAAACGGGATTATACCCATACTGATACTGGGGGCTGTAATTCTGCAATACGCCACTAGATAATTGTCTTAATCTATCTAAATATGCCATAATTAAATTATACTACGGTTGGGCAAAATCATATAAATCTAATCCTTCCTTAATATCTATAGTATCTTTATTGATCTGTTGTCTGGACTGGGCTACAAAGTCTATATATTCGCCAAGAGATTCTCTATATAGGGATTTAAACACCGAGGCTTTTTCTGGATCTTTTCCAAGCCACGCTCTATATAAGGCGTAATTGACCAAGACATCCCGCCCACCATAAGGAAGTCCGTGTTCGTCGGATTCTAAATTCATGGGGGCGGGGTAGTCCCAGTACCATACATAGGCATTGGCCAATGTTGTGGGCAAAATATAAAAATTGCTCCCTCTAATGTATATCTTCGGATCGGTACCATAGTAGGAAGCCCCGGGCTTTAAAGCTCCTTCACTAACAAAGTCTGCGGAATAAGCGGTATCGGCGGTACTTCCCGCATCTACTCTTATGAATCCTAGAAATCTGTCGGGTAGAGACGACACACCACTACTAAGTGCTTTAACCTCATAGTTTTTCCTGTAATCAGGAAGGGTTTTTATCATCTCAGATGTGACCTTTCTAACGCCACCCCTAAGATAATTATAAACTTGCTCTCTGGTTAAATCTTTTCCTAGTGGATCACCAAAATCTTCCAAAACCTCATCTCCCATAGATTTTAGGGAATCTTCTGTATATCCTGTTCCTTGTACTGCTACTGAATATGATGATAGTACAGCAGTAGTTTCATTATAAAACTTAATCTTATACCAAGTGGAAGAAGTGCCTGTAGGATCGGGGTATATGGTTGAATCTTGATCTACAGCGATATCTATAGTGTCTAAAAGAGTGTATGTCCCCTCCTCTGAAGTAGAACTATACACCTTAATCTTATTATACCTAATCTGGGAAACAGATGTTCTGGCAGAGTGCGCAAAGACGGGACCTGTAGTATGTCCCAAGGTTGTATTGCCCGTTGTACTAGTGAGTAGAACAATCTCGGAGAGTTCCTCTCCAAGGCCGCCAAATAAGATATAGTCATTTGTAGCAAAAGACTTGTTATTTTCTACAGTAGAGGATGTAGCCGATGACGCAACATCAGAAGATAGTCTGGTTTCCTGACCATCTAACTCTGGATGACTTATAGATATTTGCATGGTTTAATTATACCTCAAGTGATATGGATCCCGACGAACAGACTTGTCTTGTCGTACCTAATCCAAAATTAGAGGCGTCTGCTTTCCTAAAACCTACTTTATTTGCACCATCGTTAATAACTGTGGCAGGGGCATAAGGAGCGGCACCATCATAGTACCAGCCAGAAAAAGTTCCGTAAGTCAAACCAAAAGACATAGGACAGGTAAAGTATATCGTATTAGAGGCTGTTCCACCTGTTGTACCCTCCGCAAAGTGATATACAAACATAGTATTACCAGAGATTTTATAACCCGTTCTTGTTCCAATATAACTATTCACCGAGGCATAGGTCATAGAAGCTGAACAGGTATATGTGGGAAGCCAGTACAGTACCCTCGTTTCATATGTAGGTCTTTGCCTTAAGTTTTTATTAGTAAATGTAGGAACAGTCCAAGTATATCCTGCGCCCGCCGAAAGGGTTGCTGCAAACCTACCGATAACAACATAATCGTCACCAGATGCAGCATTAGTAATGGTTGAGATAGCACAATATTTTTCATTGGTCGATGTCGTTGAGAAATTATCGTATTCATTGGCATAAGGAATACGGGAAAATCCTATTACTACACCATCGGTAGAGTTGTACCCGAGATATGCGAAGTAATCTATCTCCCTTGTAGCGAGTTCTGCACTTCCGGCATTAAACCAATTAGTACCGTCTGCCAAAGTAACGCTGAGAGCAGATGTTATGCTTCTAACCACCCCCCCGATTCTTAAATAAACGACATTAGAAGCACTAGGATCATT